GCCACCGAGCAGGCGCGCGCCGTGGTGGCCGCCGCGCCGGACGACGAGGACGCCATGTCGCAGGCGCTCACCCGCCTGGCGCAGGAAAAGCTGTTCAACGCGTTGCAGGATGTCGAGGTCGATCCGGCCAAGTTGAACCTGGGCAGCCTGACGCGCTCTATCGCGGAGCTGGTGCGCTCCTCGACCGCGGCCAAGAAGTGGGCGGTGGAGGTGCGCGGCAAGCTCGACGCGAAGCTGGCCGCGCTGGAAGCCGAGACGCAGGGCGACGGCAAGCCGCGCTTTGACGCCGAGACCCTGCGCCGCGTGCGCGAAGAGTTGTACGGGATCGTATGAGTACTCCTGCCGTCCCTTTGCATGCCTACCAGCGCGAATGGTTCATGGACAAGTCGCGCTTCAAGATCGGCATGTTCGCGCGCCAGACCGGCAAGACCTTCACCACCGCGCTGGAACTGGTCGACGACTGTTTCGAGGCCGAGGCGGCGAAGCGTCGCACCCGCTGGGTCATCCTCTCGCGCGGCGAACGGCAGGCGCGCGAGGCGATGGACGAGGGCGTCAAGAAGCACGCCCGCGCCTACGGCATGGTGTTGACGGAGTCCGAGAGCGGCTTCAAGGGCGGCGACGGCGCGATCTACACCGCGCTCGATGTGACGTTGCCGGGCGGCTCCAAGATCACGGCGCTGCCGGCCAACCCGGACACCGCGCGCGGATTCTCGGCCAACGTGTTCCTGGACGAGTTCGCGTTCCACCAGGACAGCCGGGCCATCTGGAAGGCGCTGTTCCCGGTGATTTCCAACGGCTACAAGCTGCGCGTGACCAGCACGCCCAACGGCAAGGCCAACAAGTTCTACGAGTTGATGACCGCACCGGAGGAGAACAACCCGTGGTCGCGCCACGTGGTCGACATCTATCGCGCCGTCGCCGATGGCCTGAGGCGCGATGTCGACGAGCTCAAGGCCGGCCTGAACGACGACGACGCCTGGGCCCAAGAGTACGAGCTCAAGTGGCTCGATGAAGCCTCCGCCTGGCTGTCCTACGAGCTGATCAACCAGTGCGAACACGACCAGGCCGGCAACCCGGCGCTGTACGCCGGCGGCCCCTGTTTCGTCGGCGTCGATATCTCGATCCGCTCCGACCTGTTCGTCATTTGGGTGCTGGAACGCGTCGGTGACGTGCTGTGGACGCGCGAGATCATCGCCCGCAGGCGCATCACGTTCGCAGAGCAAGACGCCTTGCTGGACGATGTGATGCGCCGGTACCGCGTACTGCGGATGTGCGAAGACCAGACCGGGATGGGCGAGAAACCTGTCGAAGACGCCAAGACGCGCTATGGCGAAGAGCGGGTCGAAGGGGTGCTGTTCACCGGGCCCAACAAGCTGGCGCTGGCCACCATCGGCAAGGAGCACTACGAGGACCGCACCATCCGCATTCCACTGGGCGACCGCGACCTCCGTGCCGACCTGCACAAGCTGCAGAAGGTGCCCGGGCCCACCGGCATGCCGCGCTTCGTCGCCGAGTCGGACGCCGCCGGCCATGCCGACCGTGCCTGGGCGTGTTTCTTGGCCTGTAGCGCGGCCCAGGAGCCCGAATGGAGCGCCGGCTGGGTCCCGGTGCCCTCCAAGCACGGCGGCGACGCCGGCGGGTCCGGCCGCATGCGCGTCGGCGCCGATCTGCCGCGCATGGATAACCGGAGCAATTGGTAATGGCCATCCTCGACGCGAACGGGCGTCCGTTCGAAAAAGCCACCCTCACCGAGCCGCAGACCGCGCAACTGGGCTGGCTGCACCGCGAGATCGCCCAGCATCAGGCGCGCGGGCTGACCCCGTCCAAGTTGAATCGCATCCTGACGGACGCCGAGAACGGCAACCTGATCGCGCAGCACGAACTGTTTCAGGACATGGAGGAGCGCGACGCCCACCTGTTCTCCGAGATGGACAAGCGCAAGCGCGCCGTCTACAAGCTCGACTGGTCGATCAAGCCGCCGCGCAACCCGTCGAAGGAGGAGGAAGAGCAGGCCGCCTACGCGCAGGAACTGATCTCCGACATGCCGGACTTCGAGGACTCGCTGCGCGACGCGCTCGATGCCATCGGCCACGGCTTCTCCGCGCTGGAGATGGAATGGCGCCGCTTGGGCAGCGACTGGCGCGCGGCCAGCCTCACGCACCGGCCGCAGACGTGGTTTCAGATGGATATCGAGACCCACACCATCCTGCGCCTGCGCGACATGAGCGCGGATGGCGCCGACCTGCGTCCGTTCGGCTGGGTGGTGCATACCCACCGCGCCAAGAGCGGCTACCTGGCGCGCGCCGGCCTGCATCGCATCCTTGTGTGGCCGTTCTTGTTCAAGACCTACTCGATCGGCGATCTGGCCGAGTTCATCGAGATCTACGGCCTGCCGCTGCGCCTGGGCAAGTACCCAACCACCGCCACCGAGGAAGATCGCCTGACGCTCCTGCAGGCCGTGATGGGCATCGGCCACAACGCCGCCGGCATCATCCCCGCCGGCATGACCATCGACTTTGTTGAAGCCGCCAAGGGCCAGTCCGATCCGTTCCAGTTGCTGCTCTCCTGGGCCGAAAAAAGCGAGAGCAAGGCGATCGTCGGCCAGACGCTCTCGGCCGATACCGGCGCCACCGGCATGGGCTCCGGCGTCGCCGATCTGCACGGCGAGGTGCGCCAGGACATCCGCGATTCCGACTGCAAGCAGCTGGCCGGAACGCTCACCCGGCAACTGGTCTACCCGCTGCTGGCCATCAACAAGGGTCTGGCCGATCCGCGCCGCTGCCCGCGCTTCGTCTTCGACGTGCAGGAAGCCGAGGACATCAAGACCTACAGCGAGGCCCTGCCGCCCTTGGTGCAGCTAGGCATGCGCATCACGCCAGAGTGGGCCCACGACAAGCTGCGCATCCCGATGGCCGAGGAAGGTGAAGAGGTGCTGACGTTCGGCGCCGGCGCCGTCGAGGACGTTCCGAACGCCGATCCCGGCGCCGGCCAGCCTGGCAAACCAGGCCAACCTGGCAAGCCTGTGGGCAAAGCCGGCAAGCCCGGTCAGCCGCCCGCGGCGAAGCGGCCGGCAAAGCGAGCCGCCGCCGGCGACGAAGGCATGCCCCTGCAACAGGCCATCCGCATGGCCGTGCTGGCCGGCCGCGGCAAACCTGCCAGCGGTGGCAAGAGTGGCCAGGAAACCTTTGCCGACCAGGAGGCCCTCGACGTCGCCTTGGCCACACTCGCCGCTGCCAGCCTGCAAGAGCAAGCCGAACGCATGCTGGCACCCGCCATCCTCGCCCTGCAAAACGCCGGCAGCTACGAGGCCGCCTTGGCCCTGCTGTCGCGCGAAGTGCCCCTGGTCGATACCGAAGCCCTGGGCGAGGCCTTGACGCGCGCCGTGTTCGCTGTCGAGGCGCACGGTTATGCCAGCTTGCGGGAGGAGATCGCCGGCGAAACGGGGGCGCAATCGTGATGCAGTCGGTTCCGTCGGTAGACCTGCGAGCTCGTGGCTTACGGCCCGTCACTGAACTCGCCGCGCAACGTCCGCACGGCGACCGACTGCGCTACATGGCCGGCTGCCGCTGCGCAGACTGTCGAAAAGCGAACTCGGCCTACGAGAACATGCGCCAGAAAGCGCGCCGCGCAGGGGACTGGAACGGCATCGTGCCGGCGGATCGCGCCCGCGCCCACATGCTCAAGTTGGCGCGAGCGGGCGTGGGTCGGCGCGCGATCGGCGCCGCCACCGACATCGCCGACTCGGTCCTGCAGGCGATCAGGATGCGTCGCAAGTCGCGCATCAGGGCGCGCACCGAACGCGCGATCCTCGCGGTCACGAAAGCCCAGGCATCCGACGGGGCCTACGTATCAGCCAAGCCGAGCTGGAAGTTGATCGATGAACTGCTCGAGGAAGGCTTCACGGTCAAGTTTTTAGCCGAGCAATTCGGCTACAAGAACCCGGCGCTCCAATTCAACCGTGAGCGCGTGACAGTGCGCACCGCCGGCCGCATCGAGCGCCTGCACCGCAGATTGACCAGCTGACATGTACAGGTTGAAGCGACTCGTGCGGTGCGATGTTGAACACGCGACGGCGCGATGCGAATGACGTGCCGATATGTCCGCCTGTGGCTGGCGACCAAGCTGCTCGGCTTCATGCGGCCCGGTACCGCGCTGGTCTTGGCCGAACGCTCATGTGGCACCATCGAATGGGACGGCGGCCAGTTGGTAAGCGGTACCCGCATCGTCCCGATCGGACTGGTTGGCCTGGTGGTTGACGAAGATCAATGAGCGCTTCCGCCGACACCCTTTTCGCGATGTTCAACATGACGCCGGAGGAGGTCATCGCGTTTCTGGCCAAGCGTCGTCTGGAGACCGCCACCGACTGGCGGGATGCCGCCAAGAAGGCTCGCGCCGGTGCGTTTTCGGCCGCCCGCACCGCCGGCTTCGATGTGCTCGGCGACATCCAGTCCGCCATTGCCAGCGCCATGCGCGAGGGCAAGACCTACGAGGAGTTCGCGCGCGAGCTGACGCCGCTCCTGCAGCGCAAAGGCTGGTGGGGCAAGGCGATCGACAAGGAAACCGGCGAGGTGTTGGACGTGACCGCCGGCGGCAAGATCGCCAGCTACGGCTCGCCGTACCGCCTGCGCACCATCTACCAGACCAACCTGCAGGTCGCCTTCATGGCGGGGCGCTATCAGGCTATGCAGGCCTCCAAGTCGACACATCCGTACTGGCAGTACATCGCCATCATGGACACCCGCACCCGGCCGTCCCACGCCGCCCTCAACGGCCGCGTTTTCGCGCTGTCCGACCCGGCGACGCAGGTGGCCTACCCACCCAACGGCTACAACTGCCGCTGCCGCGCCCGCGCGCTGACCAAGCGCCGCCTCGAGGAGGAGAGCCTGGCCGTTTCAGCGAGCGACGGCCACATCGAAGAGCACGAAATCACCCGTCCCGACCAGCCGCCCATCAAAGTCACCGCCATCAAGCTCCCGGGCATGCGCAAAGCGTTCATGCCCGATCCCGGTTGGGACCACAACCCGGCCGAATCGCCGTGAGCACGATCACCGATCTGATCGAGCGCGGCGCCTTGGTGGTGTCGAACCATAGCGGCGGAAAAGACAGCGATGCGATGCTCATCAAGTTGCTCGGCATGGTGCCGGCTGGTCAGTTGCTGGTGGTGCACGCCTCGCTCGGCGAGGTTGAGTGGCCGGGCGCGCTTGAGCACGCGCGAAAACAAGCTGTTGACGCCGGTGTACCGTTCATTGTCGCGACGGCGGTAAAGACGTTTTTCCAAATGGTCGAACACCGTTTCAAGGTCCGGCCAGGCCCCAATTCCTCGTGCTGGCCCTCCGCGTCGAATCGGCAATGCACCAGCGACCTGAAACGGGGCCCGATCGAGCGCGAGGTGCGTCGCTACGCGCGGGAACATGGCTTCTCCACCATCATCAGTTGTCTGGGCATTCGGGCGGCGGAGAGCCAACGCCGAGCCAAGCAGATACCGTTTCGACGCAATGAGCGCGGCAGCGTGGCCGGCCGCGAATGGTACGAGTGGCTCCCGATCCACGGTTGGTCGGCCGACCAGGTGTTCGACTCGATTCGAGCAGCCGGACAAGTGCCGCATTGGGCATATGCCGCCGGCAACGAGCGCCTGAGCTGCGTCTTCTGCATCATGGGCAGCAAGAACGACCTGGCCAACGGCGCCAGGAACAACCCCGACCTGCTCGCGCGCTATCTGGAGATCGAGGACCGCACCGGCTACACGATGCATCAGAGCAGGGTGCCACTGCGCCGTCTGATCGAAGTGGCGAGGGTTGAGCGATTGGCGTAGCCTGTCAACATGATCGAAGTCACCGTTCGAGACACCGTCGTACAAGACGCCCTGCGCGCATTGATCCAGCGCGGCACCAACATGCGTCCGCTGTTCAACGCGATCCAGCTAGAACTGGTCGCCGAGACCGAGCGCGCATTCGCCAAGCAGGGATATCCGACCAGGTGGAAGCCGCTTGCCCCCGCGACCATTGCATTGAGGACCAAAAAAGGCACTTGGCCCGGAAAAATGCTTCAGGTGTCGGCAGGCGGACTGGCCGCTTCAGTCCAAGGGCGCAGCACCGACCGCTTGGCGATGATCACGGCGGGCAAGAAGTACGCCGCGATCCAGCAGTTCGGCGGCCAGGCCGGGCGCGGCAGGAAGGTGGCGATCCCGGCGCGTCCCTATCTGCCGTTGAAGCCGACCGGAGGCGCCGGCAGCCGCCAGGCCGAGCTAAACGAACCGGTCCGGCGCGCCATCCTCGACCTGATCGCCGACCATTTCACGCCGAACTGAGCGGCATCGCGCCGTTTCTCGGCTCCTATTTTTCTTTTTTCTTGTCTTAAACTGATTTTCCCAACCCGGCCCGTTTCTTCCCGCATAGTCGCGCCACTTCCCGATTTATCTCAGGCGACAGGCCCCCATTTATCACGATCCGTCTTACCACCGGCCGGGTGGCGTGGTCCTCGAGCAG